CAGCGTTGCCGGCTTCACTGGCTACGTGTCGGGCAATGCCTTCACGGCGCAGCCGGGCTATTTCGAGAGCGGCGTCCCTGCGCACAACAACCGCATCGACTATTGGTTGGTAGTGAACGCGCAGCGCATCGCGTTCGGGCTCAAGGTCGGCACGCCGGTCTACGAGCATGGCTATGCCGGCAAGTTTCTGCCATACGCCGCCCCCAGCCAGTACCCCTATCCGCTGCTGGTGGGCGGCATGCTCAATGGCATACCGGCCACGCGCTTCAGCGAGACCTCGCACAGCATGTACGCCAAGGGCGCGCGCGCCAACTGCGCCATGCGGTTTGTCGATGGCGTCTGGAAAACCATCGAATGCTGGCCCTGGGGTGGTTACGGCTACAACGCGAACTTTTTGACCGGCGGGTCGCAGATCCGCGACACCGGCGGCAGCTATGTGCTGTTGCCGGTGCTTCTCAACGATGCCGGCCCGAACATTTACGGCGAGCTGGATGGCATCTATCAGATCAGTGGTTTCAACAACGCCACGGAAAACACGCTGACCATTGCCGGCAAGAATTACGTCGTGCTGCAGGACGTGGCGCGCACCGGCTTTGCCGACTATCTCGCACTGGAGTTGAGCTGATGGCCTATCAGGCAGGCACCGCCACCAGCGTCACCGACTTGCTGTCGGCGTTGCAGACTTTTTGCACGTCAAACGGCTGGACATTGCGCGGCAACGTGCTCAGCCGCGGCGCCTGCTATACCAGCCTGCAGGTGGCATCGGGTGTCATCGCCATGCTGGGCGGCACGGGCATCGATGGGTCCAACAACCTCACCGGGCCGGGACCGCAAACCACGCAGTTCGCATCGCCCGTGAGCGGTCGGCCATTCGTGTATCCGGTCACCTATTTTTTCCACGCACTTGGCGATGAGGTATATGCCATCGCGCACTGGGGTGTCGATGCGTACACCTACCTCGGCTTCGGTTGCAGCCCGGTAGTCGGCTTGCCTGGTACGGGCGGCTGGTACTGCTCGAGCTACTGGGGCAATCCCGTGGGGAACCTCATCATGAATGGTGACTGGTATCAGGGGGCATCGGTCACCTACAACGGCGTCAACGGCACCGGCTTTTTCTGGTGCCCCAGTTATGCGACGCCGGGGAACGGCTATGTCCATCACGGCTTGGATGGTGGTACCTGGTCAGCGTCATCCGGCGATTCCAGTGGGTCTCCTGGACTCAGTGCCAAAGCGGCCGCGACCGCCGGTCCCTTGTTGTTTCGACAGCCCAACCAGTGGAACGGCGAATCGCTGCTGGTGCCGGTGCAGGTCTACATCGATCGCACGTCCAGCAAGATGTCACTGATCGCGTCCATGGCTCATATCCGCTATGTGGTCATCGCGAATCTGCAACCGGAGGACATCATCACGCTGGGCAGCGACAGATGGCGCGTGTACCCGTTTTTCCGCAAGGGTGCCGCCTTTGCGCCGGCTGGCCAGGACACGGGCTATCTGGGCATGGCCATCCGATACGACGGGCCATAGCCATGAGCGTGTTGAGCGGATCGATCGCGCAGTCGTTGCTCGGTGGTGGCATCAATCCCTTGTTGTCGACGGCACTGCACGGTTTTGACGTGGACTACTGGCCGACCCATGCGGCCGCCATCGGCGCCGTTCCGGTCGGTGTGCCGGCGATGCATTTGCCCATCGCGGCCAACCCGCGTTCGATAGCCGCATCCCGCGCGACCAGCTATTTGCTGGATTACTACAACCGCGTGCAGATCCGCCCGGCGACCATCGCGCTAGGCAATCTGGTAAGCACGCAGACGCGCACGGTCTCGGTGTGGAATGCGTGGCTGGATCGCTCCGTCACCGTCACCGACGTGCTCAGTGACAGCGCCAGCGCCATCGTGGTCAGCGGGCAGGGCAAGCCGCCACTGGTGATGTTGCCGCTGCAGGAGCTGACGTGGCAGCTGAGCATCGGCGTGGCGGGTGCAGCCACACTCGATACCACCGTGCAATGGTTGTTTGCCGGCGATCCGTCGCTCGGCGTGCGCATCACCGGCCAGCGCGTCACGGCGTGGACGTTCGCGCCGAATTGGGACAACGGCATTACCGAGCGGCTGGAGTGGTTGACGCTGGTGGAGCGCGGTACCAATGGCAATGAAACCAGCACGCCACTGCGCGAAACACCGCGCCGCAGCTGGGAGTTTGTGCCAGTGGTGGAGGGCGTCAACCGCCAGCGCATGGAATCGATGCTGTACGACGCCAGCGCACGCACGTGGGCGGTGCCGGTGTGGGCCGAGATCAATGTGCTGTCGGCGGGCCTGGCGCTCGGCGTGCTGAGCATTCCGGTTGCCACGGCCGGTTTGGACTTCCACAAGGGCGGTCTGGCCATCTTGATGACCGACGCGCGCACCTACGAGACGGTGGAGATCGACAGCGTGACCACCGGCGCCATCAACCTGGTGCGCGCCACGCTCAATGCATGGCATGCAGGCACCCAGTTGTATCCGGCTCGTACCGCGCGGCTGGATGACTATCCGACGCTCAATCGTTACACCACGCGGCTGATCGACACCACGGTGCGCTTTATCAGCATGGACGCCAACGACTACACCGCCACCATGCCGGCAGCGCGCTACCTCGGCACGCCGGTGTTGGAGGACCGCCCCGAGTGGAGCGAGAACCCGACCATGCAATACGGCCGCGACGTGGAGCTGATCGACGGCAAGACCGGCGGCGTGCTGATCGACGATATCAGCGGCACGCCGTGGCCAATCCAGTCGCACCGCTGGCAGGTCTACGGCCGTGTAGCGCATGACGCGCTGCGCCAGCTGCTGTACGCGCTGGCGGGCAAGGTCGGCCGTGTGTGGCTGCCCACCTGGCAGGATGATTTCTACCCGGCTGCCGATGCCGCCGGCAGCACGATGGACGTGACGAACGGTGGGTATACCGCCTATCTGCACGGTCAGAACGGGCGCCGTGATATTCGCGTGCAGCTGGCCGATGGCACCGTGCTGTACCGCCGCATCATCGCCTCGGCCGAGATCGACACCGATACCGAGCGCCTGCAGCTCGATAGCGCGTGGCCGTCGACCATCGCCAAGGCCAACGTGGTGAGCATCAGTTTCATGGCGTTGTGCCGGCTCGACACCGATGCGGTGGAGATCCAGCACTGGACCGATTCGGCGGGCGCTGCTGCGTGTGCTGTGACGTTTGCGCAGGTGACCGCCAATGGCTGATGTGGAGATTTACTCCTTCGCTTGCGGGCTGCAGATGTGGCGCTACACCGACGCGCTGCTGCCGGTGTCCTATCAGGGCAACACCTATGCCGCAGCGGTGATCAAGCGCGGCGCGATCGAGCAGAGCACCGATCTGGAAAAGGCCACGCTCACGATTACCGTGCCGGTGACGCTGGGGCTGATGGATCTGTTCCGGCCAGCACCGCCTCTGCGTCGCATCTATGTGACGGTGCTGCGCCTCACGCGCGGCGACACCACGGCGCGCACGCTGTGGAGCGGCACGGTGGGCTCGCCCGATTCCGGCCAGCATACGGCGACGCTCACCTGCATGAGCAGGGCCGCGGCACAGCAAAACACCGGACTGCGGCGCAAGTGGACCAAAACATGCGGCTTTGCGCTCTACAGCCCTGCGCCCATGTGCGCCGTCGATCGCACCGCGTTTCGCGTGAACGGCACGCTGAGCTATGCCAGCGGCAACGTGATCAAGTCGGGCGTGTTCGCCAATAAGCCAGACGGCTATTTTGCGGGCGGCTTCATCGAGTGGACCAGCAACGGCGACGAAGCCTGGCGCTTTGTCACCGCGCATGTGGGCGACACGCTCACCCTGCTGACCGCTTCGCCTTTGCTGGTGGGCAGCGTGGTGCAGGCCTACCCCGGCTGCGATCACTCCACCGGAGCCAACGGCTGTGGGCGATTCAACAACCAGAACAACTACGGCGGCCAGCCCTACATTCCGTCTAAAAATCCCTTCGGCGCGAATAATATTTTCTGAGGTCACGATGCCGTTTTTAGCGTATCTGCTCATCACGCTGGTGGTCGCTATCGCGGTCTACGCCAGCATGCCCAAGCCGCCCAGCAACGCGCCGCAGGAGCTGACAGATAGCGGTGTGCCGCTGGCATCGGATGGCCGCGACATGTGTGTCGTGTTCGGCGAGGTCTGGATCGACGATAACAACGTCTGCAATTACGGCGCCCTCTACACCGTGGCGATCAAGTCCAGCGGTGGCGGCAAGTGAGCGCGCCCATCGTGGTGACGATGCAACATGTGCGCGCCGCCTCGCTGCCTGGCGTCGGGGTCGTGTGCGCGCCAGGCGTGCGTGCGTGGTTCGCTCAGCACCATCTGGACTATCGCGCGTTTCTGCGCGATGGCCTGCCACTGGAAACGCTGGAGGCCACCGGCGATTCATTTGCCTTGCGCGCCTGCGCGATCGCACGTGCCGAGGTGGCGCATGGGCGGTAAGAGCCGCGGCACCACCATCGGTTACTGGTACGGCGGCACATTCCATATGGGTCTGAGCCATGGACCGCTGGACGAGATTCTGGAGATCCGCGGCGACGATAAAACCATGTATCCGCTGGCGGGGCAGAAAACCATCACCGCCAGCAGCGCCGTGCGGATCACTGCCCGTAGCCTGTATGGCGGTGAAAAGCAGGAGGGCGGCGTGCAGGGCACGCTCACCGTGTTGATGGGCGAGGCGACGCAGGTGCCAAGCGCCGCGCTGGCCAAGATTGAGTCGACCGTGCGTCCGGCGTATCGCAACATCTGCACCGCGGTATTTACCGGCCTGATCGGTGCGATGAGTCCCTATGTCAAGGCGTGGCGCTTTCGCGTGCGCCGTCATCTTCAGGGCTGGAATACGCCAGTCTGGCATCCGGAGCTGTGCAAGGTCGGCCGTGGCATGAACCCGGCGCACATCATCTATCAGGTGCTCACCGATCCCGTGTGGAGCGCATCCGAAGATGCCGGGCAGG